CGATTTTCCCGCAGTGTACCTATCTCGCGCGCATTGTGAGGGCTTCTATCTTGCCCGTGAGTATGCCCCGAGTCGCACTATTACTTCGGCCCTACTACCCCCGCTTGTTTTCTTGCTCTCCTCGTCGGGTAAGTCGCTTACATCTATACGGATAGATGCCTTCATTGTATAATCGGCAAAACGAAGCGTCAGGCACGAAAGGAACGAAGCGTACCAAGCTGAAGCTCCTGAGAAGAAACGAAGCGTATGCTTAGAGCCTAAAAAGCGTATCTACCAAGGAAGCTTAGAGCCACATTCGGATGACGTTCGAATGTGGCTCTAATACTATCAGAATAGTAGTTGCTCCTTGTTCGGCGCTTCATAGTTGCAAACCATCCACTCCTCTTGCTTCCTTCTGCTCTTCTTGCTTGCAGATATGAAGCGTTCAATACGATGGATTATCCAGTTATGCTTCTCTGCATAGCTTGCAATCTGCTCATGAGGGAACATAGTTAGCATGAACATTCCCTTGACTTGCGCCAGCAAGTCAAGGAGATGACCTAGGTCATCGTTTCCGAAGACACCCTCATAATGTCCGCAATCTGAATTGACGTAAGGAGGATCGACGAAGTGATAAGTCTGAGGACTATCGTAGGTCTCGATCACCTCAAAAGCATGTCTACTCTCTATAGTCACACGCTCCAATCGATTTGCCAAGTGCTGGCAGAACTCGTCTTTAGCATTTTGCACCTTCTTCGGCACACCTCCAGCGAAGTCGTACCCAAACGTCCCATCAAGCATCGACGCAAAGCTCATCTTCGACAATGCCCAAACAGCCCAAGCCCTATCAACATGTGAGAAGAACTCTGGATAAGCCAGTATATGGCTTGCGTGAGCGTGCATGTCTCGTGCATGAAGCGTGCTATCGATCTTAGCCTTGAGGGCATCATAGTCGAGCTGTAGCGTGTTGTAGAAGTTCACGAGGTGCATGTTAATATCATTGATCACCTCGCCTTCAGCAGGCTCTTTTGCAAAGAGCAAGGTCGCACCTCCGCAGAAGGCTTCGGTGTAGAGTTTATGCTTCGGTACGAGGGGAAGAATATGCTTAAGCATCGTTTGCTTTCCTCCGTAGTAAGTCAATGGTGGTCTCATTGTTATGCTGTTTAATCGTTATCTTTGTGCTCCTACCTCATAAAAGACAAATACGCCAAGGCGTGGAAGAGAGCTATAAAGCCCCCATCCACACGCCTTGGCGTAGTTTGTAAATATGAGGTAGGATTCTATTTATGAAAGGATGGGGGCTTTTCTTTACCCCACCCTTTCATTAGTCGTGGTAGTTGAACTGGCTACTACCGAACCATCGGACACACTTGTAGTACAGGTAGGCTAGGAACAAGAACCACGCCTGAGAACCGACATTGCGCCCGTGGAAGTAGCGCAGGGAGTGTTGCACCATGTCTTGGTAAAGGCGTATATCCGCCTTCAAACGGTCTGCCTTAGATCCACCAAGCAGGTAGAGCTCATCGTGGAGGATACAAGCGGTCTTGAAGAACTCGTGATGGGGAGGGCGTATCCAGGAGAGCCATCCATCCATAGCTCCACAGCCTTTCTCTTTAGCCTTCATAGGTTGCCAATGCTCGCTCATAAATACTCCAGTCGATAGCGTCCTTCTTCGCCCACCCCTGAGCTAATACGCCCTTGACATAGGCTACTGAGGAGAGGTAGAAGTCCGCCAGCTCATCGACGGAGGTAAACTCGTGGTATACACTCTCGCCGTCATGCCCGAACTTAAAGGTTACAGGGAGCGTCCCTCGCCCGCCCTGGAACTGCATCACGAGGTCGAAGGTCGCCTTGTAGTTCAGCTGGTTCTCGGCATTAAGCCAGATGGGCATGTCTCGCCACTTGAACCCACACAGGATCGCCTTATCGACCTGAAGATTATGCCAGGTGAGGACAACGTCCTTAATAGTCTCCAGGGAGGGCTTTGCATCCAGGAGCACTTCGGCATACTCTGTAGGTGCAGTTACCCAGCGAAGCAACCACTGATTCTTAATCGGATTGAATTGCTCGAGGAGAGGGATTGTTGTCCCCTCCTGTACTGCGATGAGATTATATTCCATTCTCCTAGTAGTTTATGGGTAATGCCTTAAATACCTCCAGATCTCTCACCTCCTCAATCTTGCCATCGAACATGACTCTAAATGTGATATTGGAGTTGCTTTCAGGATACGTCGTTAGCCATATCATCCCCTTGTCATAGTACCTCTCTCCTAACAGTATCGGTCGGTTGTCTCCTTCCCAGATGCGGGTAGTTCCACCATAGAAAGTAGTAGATGTAGCTCGACCATATTGGAAGGGTGTAAGAGGGAAGATATCCATGTACAACCCGAATGATAGACGTAGAGGGGTTTCTTTATGAATACGGGCTGACATTACACGACAGCGACCCCCATCATCATGTACAACATCTAGTACCACAGGTGCATATCCTGAAAAAGCTTGAGCGAATCCAGGTATCTCCTTGACAGCCTTAGCACCACTCAAGTGCTCATACCACCCCCCATTGAGCCGTTCATACCCCATGACTTTAGCATGTCTTGGTTGTGGAACCCAGGTTTTAGTTTCTCCAGTGACTGCGTAAATCCCTTGCGACCCATCTGCTCGCTTTTGGCTGTCATGTATTCCACTTCGAATGAGGTAACCATTAAGATGTCGCCAGTTTCCATCGTCATCGAACGACCCCGTAATTTTCTGAACAAGTCTTGTTCCGTACTTCAGGAAAGCGAGATTGGCAATATTCTTGTACTGATCATAGCTCATAATCTTCAGCCCTCTAGTCTCCAGCGATTGAGCAAGTCCCTCATAGGAGTATCCCTTCGTCGGGGAGTTATCAACTCCTGTCTGTACAGCAGATCCGAGCTTACCACCGACCAGCGACCCTCGGAATGCACCAACTAGGGTAGCTTTGTGATGCACCCAAAGAGGTTCCATATCTTCAATCTTAGCGCTATTTGAAAGAACCACCACCCTGTCTGTATCCTGTACCTTATTGTAGACACAGAAGTATAGCCACTCTGCAGAATCAGGGACATCCGCAATGAGATACATCCCATCGGCGAAGTTACTAGCACCCGTCTCCACCGAGACGCTTGATAGTAGCTTGTCATTAGCGGTAAAGAATGAAGCCCCTCGAGCATCAATGGAGAGTACGGACTGGAAACGTACACGCTTGTACCCCTTAACTCGCACCTTGTAGGCTGTATAACCTTCATTCGGCACAAGCGCAGAGCTTGGAGAGGTATGTCCGACCTGTACAGCATATCCCGCCATCTTCTGCCCCAAAGCCTCCAGCTTATCAAAGGTTACTGTATCTACCTTCGGGGAACTAGGGCGCTCTCCCGATGCAAAGCAGGCATACTTCTTACCTCTAAGTACATCATTGACACCCTTGTACCAGTACTCAGGCTCATGGATGAATACATCCCCCTGACTCAGATCGAGAATGCTATCAGTTGCAAGGCTTTGCACTAGATGATCGGCAAACTTATACCAGTTGTCATTGTGGAGGCGGAAGATCTTCATCGTCCCCTTTGTCTCCTGCTTACCAACACACCCAAACCGCTCAGAGAGGATCTTTGCGATATGAGCCGAGGGCTGATAGGCAGTCCCATACTTGTAGCCTGTACGATTGTCCAGGTTAGAGATATTGGCAGGATCCGCCACATTATCATCAAACTCGACCATTGTGTAATCAGGCTGTCGTATGGCGAGGGAGGGGAAATGCTGTCGGTAAGCCTTGATGGTCTCTTCATCGACATAGACAGAGAGCTGACACTTACCGACGAGCTCACAGGTATCCACCGCCGATCCATTAGCGTCGATGCCCTTGATGCCCGAGAGCTTCCTGAGCAGTGACCCATCGTCCTCGAAGTCTACACCCTCGATGCGCAGGCGCTCCAAGGCGACACAGCTATCCAGCAGAGCACGCCAGTCGATGAGTGGGCATCCAGCGAGCTCTAGGCTGGTCACCTTGCTCCAATCTGCTACCACAAGTCCTGACACCGAGAGACGAGGCAGGGCTCTTAGTCGCAGATAGCTCAGTGTTGCTGGGAGCTCGAGGAGGCTAATCGGGCTACCCTCTGCGATACGGACAGCTCTTACGGACGTACCTCCAAGCTTGAGTTGCTCCAGCCCCGTATGAGACGACACGTCGAACGTGCGGGCTTGCTCATCCTCCGTACCCGTCACCCCTCGCTGTCCCGTCAGGTCGATATGGCGCAAGCCAGTGATCTTGCTCAGCAGGGGATACCACTGCGTAGGCGATGGGCTGTCGGTGGTTGCCACAAGCTCCTCTAGGCTCTTACCCGAGTTGAGGTTCCATGCACCCTGCAGGTGGGGGGCGGTGGTTGCAAAGTCGAGTCTACGCATACGACTTGCACCAATCAGGCGCACGGGGTCGTTCTGGCTCATTGCATCCCTGAAGTTGAAGACAGCAACCCCCGAAGACTGTACGCTCTGATGCTCGGTGAGCTTACCATTCTGGGTCTTCCAGGCAAAGTAGTAGTCATCGCTGGCGGTAGCCTTGATGAGGGTATCCTTGTCGCCCTTACCGATGTAGCCCGTGACGGCATCGCTCTCATACTGACCTACCAGGTACTTAGCATCGAGCATGGAGAAGCGACGCTCGATAAGCTGGTTACGGTAGGCGTACATCGTACCGCTGAGCGCAAAGATGTAGTTCATCGTCCCACCTCCGTTATAGTCGGTGTATGTGGGTCGTATATACTTATAGATACCACTCTTGTTGTACTGGCGCTCTGACCAGTTACCCATAATCTGCCGATTGAACACCGAGAGGTAGACACTATTGGTCAGCGTTGCTCTCATGAGCTTAGCAGATGCCTTGATCTCCTCCTCGAGGTTTGCCAGCACAAGACACCACAGTCGGCTATTGTGCCCCTCAAAGGCGTACTTACTGCGCTGAGCGTCACGAGTGTCTCTCGTGATATTGTAGAGGTAAGCCAGGAACGCATCATTACGCTTCCCGAAGGCGGTATCTCCATCGTAGTAGGTGAGCCACCAGATGCCGTTCCCCCATGTGCGATAGAAGGTATTCTTCACACGCTGGTCGACGCTCATGTGATAATCGGTGAGCACCCACCACATGGTAAGGTTTGTGACATCGAAGTACTGAGCAACCTCCTTGCGGAACTTGGGGGACTGGAAGGCTTGCTTGACCTCTACCTCACCCATCGAGGAGGGATCTACGCCTGTAGGTGTGCAGTCCTTGATGAACTTCCAGAGACGGACGACCGCCTGCTTGATATTGGCAGGAGCCGTCTTATCGGGAGTCTTCCCATTCCACATGTAGTCCTGCTCGGGGTAGAGGAACTCAACTGAAGCATCAAAGCCATCTGTACCCGTACGCCCCAACTGCTCCTCGACGGAGCTCGCCGTGATGTGGAAGTTGGCTACGGGGTTCGTGTTATTGATGAACTCCAGGGCAATCTCACTCCCGTCGGTCTTAGTCTGCCCGAAGAGGTAGCCACTCTTGCTCTTATCGTTGTTGAACTGGAACTGCCCGCAGTAGGTCTTCTCCCCCTCGGGGTTGTCCGACGTGAAGACATCGATAGGCATCCCATCAATAGCCATACGAGCCGAAGGGTCTGCTTGTTGCCCCGCATTGCGCAGAGATGGGTTCTTGGCGACCAGGTAGTCATTCAGGAGGATCGCAGTACCCGTATTGTAGCATAGGGAGCTATCGGCGTAGTCCGTCTTGAGGTTGATGATCTTCATCGGCTTTGCCCCCTCTCGCATGACGTACGTGCGGGTGCTGACCTCTTCCCATTGGTCTTCCTGCCCCTTGCCCACGTTCCGATAGACCTTAGTCGTCTTAGACTTCTGCAGGTAGATACGCAGGTTCTTGATGGGGTAGGTAGAGGTTGAGGTTCCCTGACGGCGAATAACTCCATCGGTAACCCTCAGGTCATAAGCCTTACCATAGGGCGAGCGGAAGATGAGCTCAGTGAAGGTGTAGTCCGTCTTGGTGTCCGTGGACTTACCCCAGAGGCGCTCTAGACCACCATCGGGCATCGCAATAGAGAGTACTGCCTTGCCTCGATTGACAAGCTTGTCGTAGCTAATAGATCCTGTGTCGGGGTTGAGCAGGTCGTTACGCTCACGTAGCTCCTCCATCTCGCTCAGCGTAGGGCGATCGGTGATATAGTTGGTGAGCACCTCGTCATCGGTTAGTGCCGTCTCATAGATACGCACATGCCTAATCTCCAGATCCGCCGAGGTACTATCGAGGAGTATCCCCCTGGGAGTGCGCTGGGCGAACAGTGTATCCTGGTAGGTATCCGCCTTAGAGAGGACTCCGTTGATATAGAGACGGATGGTATGCTCCTCGCTGGCGGGATGCACCACAAGCGTCAGGGAGTAATACTCCCCATAGGCATAGGGCATCTCCAGCCCAAGGTCACGGGTGATCGTCTCTCCATCCTCCGTGCGGAACTCAAGCTTACCCCCCGTAGGCATCTGAACCTTGCTTGGCGATATGGCAAACCCTGCGAAGCTCGCCAGCTCCTGAGCACCTGCATCGATACAGGAGATAACTGCCCCATCGGGTCGGCGTACGTTGGTCATACGAGCCTCAAAGGTGAGCGTAAGCCCACGAGTCTTGGCATCGGTGGCGAATGGCTTGTAGCCAATCTCCGCCTTAGCTCCGTTGATCAGACGGAGGCTCTCCCCCGTCCAGCCTGAGCTTACAAAGTCCACGCCCACAAAGCGGGTGGAAGTCTTACCGCTCTGCCAGATAGACGGATCGGACTCCACATTGCTACGCCCAGCAGTGAGGAGCTCTACAACTGCCCCCTCCTTAATACCTAGCCCCTCCTGTGTTGTGGGAACGACCTTAACCTTGAACGCCTTGGTAGCATCCTCCAGCGTATAGCTGTAGTCGAGTACCCCCTGTTGGGTGAATCGAGAGGACTGCTCCTGGTAGGTACGAGGGGTAGAGAACACGGTCGAGCCACTGGGTGTCGTCAGTGTCAGCTGAGACACCCCTCCTGCTCGACGGCTGACAGCGATGTAGCTCCACGACACCTCCTCATACTGATGTGCCAGCACCTCGGGGGTCTCCCCTGCAGAGACCAGATGCCCGTCGGGGCGTGAGAAGATGAGCCCCACGAAGGAGGTGTCTGCACCAAACTTGAGGACATCCAGATAGATACTATTAGAGAGGAGACCATCCACACTCGCCACGAACTGGACGCTGTGTCGCCCTGGAGAGAGTGATCGGACGGGGAGGGAGAAGGTCTGCCTGCTCCCTCCGCCTGTCAGTGGGCGCACCTCCTTGCCCCCCTCGTCACCATCGATGAGCATGGTCACCTCTCGAGCGCCCCCTCGTACTGAGAGGATGATCGAGGCGGTGTCCCCATCCTTATAGCCACCAGCGGAGAGGTAGGTCTCAATCTCATTGCGGTTGTAGAGGTCGATTGAGAGATTAACGACTGACAACAGCGCTTGAGCCTTACGCTCCTTGACGACACCCTCCTCCTCGTACCTCGCCGAGACCATGATGCTGTAGGTGTCGGCTGTCGTGAGATACTTAGAGAGGTCTAGGCTAGCTGTAGAGCCCGAGGCAAGAGCGCCAAGGCTAAGGGTCGCCAATGTCTGGACACCTCGCTTGACCGTCACTGCGATTGTCGCTGGCACGCCGTCTACCTCCCCATCGGAGTAGTGCGTGTAGCCATAGCTTAGGCGAGCTTGGTCGCCAAGCTTGATGCGCCCAGCGGAGAGCTGTGCGGTAACAACAGCTTTAGTAGAGGCGGACTGACCTCCGCCACCACCTCCAGCAACGACGAACTCGGCGACGGTCTTACCATTGCGAGATAGCGTCACCTTGCTCCCATCGTCCGTCTTTTCGACATCGGAGTCGAGCGTCGCATCTCGGAGCTCATCGATTGCCTGCTTTACCGCCATACTCGCCACGGGGCGGTTTGTCTCGTCCAAGCTCTCGGCAACCTCTACCTCCTTACCACTTTTGGCGATGAGGTCTTTGATGTGCTCGTCGGTGACATTCTTAGCGTACTCCTGCCATAGGGGGGCGGAGAAGAAGGCGGTATCATCAGTCGTCGTACCAACATAGCGATAATCGCTCCACACCCCCTCGGCGCTCTCGAAAGTGATGATCATACCTGAGCGGAGCGAGGCATCAGGGGCAAGAGACCTTAGAGCTGTGAGAGCGCTGGAAAGGCTATAATAGCCCGTTGACAGGGGCACCTCTCTAGATATGTTAAGGAAGCCAGCACCTCCGCCCGAAGCTCCGCCCTGAGCAAGCTCTATGCTTGAGAGCTCGAGCCCATCGGCAGTCAGCAGAGCCACCTTGACACGCTTGCTATCTATGTTCTCAGTGGCGAGCTTGAGACCAAGTCCCAAGTCACCATCCTCGTCTGGCATGAGCTTCGTCCCGTTGAACGTAAAGCTCTTGACCGTACCCTGCGGGGTGGTAATGGATACCTTACCATTGGCATCGGAGGACATTGCAACCCCATTGACCTCTACGCTCTGAACGGGGAGGACATGGTAGTTACCATCAGCCCCTAGGTAGCTCGACTTCTTCCCCGTCGTGTTGATCTTATCTAGCTTCTCTCGGTCTCCTTCAGTGAACTCGAGTCGGTCTAATGCCTTTTTAACGTCCTTCGTAATGGCTTCGAGTGCCGTTTTAAGGGACTCGATTGACGGCTTGAGCTCACTTTTCAGCCCTCGCTCAAGCTCGGTGACACGGCTCTCGATGGAGGTGTACTCGTGGCGCATCGCTGTCCCGATGCGTGCGATAGCTACCCATCGTACTCCCGTCCACATGCAGACGAGCCCGCTATTCGGGTCAGTCTGAGCTGTCGACTCCTGATAGATGGCGACGAGGTTCCCTCGGCGCAGGGGCTTGCCATTATCGCCGACAGGCGCTGTGTCAGCTTGCATTGCCTCGAGCGTCGGGTACACCTTACCAATGCCCAGAGTAGAGCCGTCTCGCTCCATCCCCTGAGTGTAGTCCGTCAGGTCAACAATCAGCTGACCTACCTCCTCGGGGGTTATTGATCCAGCCTCGAGCTTACGTGAGAGAGCTTCTGCCCGCTCTCTGATATCATATAGAGTTGCCATATCGTTCGGTCTTATCTACGACGAGGAGGGACAGAACCATTTCCTCTGCCATAGTCTCGTGGAGGAATCTTACCAGAGTCCTCATTGATGCCAGAGCCATCTCCATTGTTCTCTTCGTAATCCCACGAAATGAGGATGGATATATAGGTGCGATGTTCCAGAGTAGCATGAGAACGGCTAAACCCTTCCCCGAGCTTCTGCCGACAAGTGAGCTTACCGTTCACCACATCGATGTCCGTGGGGGGCATATTTGGGTCTACAAAGGTGTAGCGCCCCGCCATGTTATTGATCCCAGAGAGGAGGAATGTCCCAAAGTGCCCTGTGGTTGGGAGAGCATCCTTAGGCTCAAAACGCAGGGTGAGGATACCGCTATAGCGGGAGAGCTCTTGGAAGTTGACAACAGAGCCAATCCCATTATAGCTATAGTTGAGTCGAGGGGATCGAGCAAAGTCCACCCCCAGGCGAGGGAGGTTTTTGTCGGCGATATAATCCCCGTCCTCGGGGGCGAACCTCATCGATGCAAGCTGGGCGACATAGACGACCTGCGTGTTGTGCTCCGCCCCGTCCTCGAACACCTTGGAGGCGGTCTCAGTCCTGGAGAACAGCCAGTAGAAGGTATCGGCTTGATCGACCTGATCAATCGTCCCTGCAGAGACTCGATAGACGCTCCCCTGGTAGGCTATGTAACCAGATGTCCAATGGTGTGCATGCGTGGTCTTGTCGTAGGTGATCTCACAGCCCCCAAGGATGCAGTTCCCCCAAGAGGTGATGAGCGACTGCAGGGGAGACACCGTCGCATCCTGGAGGAACTCTAAGTCGTCAAGATGAAGAGGTTGCCCCCCCTCGTTGAATTGAAGCTTATTCATACGGATAGTATATGATCTTATATTTTCGCCCTGCGGGCTTATACTGCTCGACAATCCTCAGTATCCCCTCCTCCTCGGTCTGCAGGAAGTCTGGGATATGGATGTAGAAGTCTGGCTCTACTCGAGCGCCACCCTCATAGTAGAGGGCGGTACGCTCACTATCTCCTGCTCTATGGAGGTAGATCGGGCGCTGTCCCTCCTTCTTGAGGTAGAGGTGGGGTTGCTTATACTCGGAGTCTACGATGTATACATCTCCCTCCTTAAGCCTGTACGCTCGGCGCAGTGCCTCTATCAGTGACAGCGTCTGTCCACTAGAAGACAGTCGCTCCTTTACTTCGGCTTGGAGTAGTCGGAATTGGGAGAAAAGCCACACCAGTGGCAACAGGAGCACCTTCAGCAGACTCCTCATCACATCGCCTCGAAGGATAGTGGGAAGCATCTGCCACCCGAACTTTTGCACGTCAAAGTTGTACCACATGCTATTGCTTAATTTTAGGATTCTCCAGATCACGAACCTGCGTGAGTACCAGCTTACGACCAGCCCATGGAGTTAGCTTTGTCTTGAGACTTAGTCCGCCATCTTGAGGCGTTGGGATCCAGGCGAGTATGCTCTCCTTAAGGTCATTAAGCTCACGCTCTAAGGAGTTGACCAGCTGAGTTAGCTCGTGCACCAGCACAAGTCCCCCACGATGCCCTCCGTTGAGGATGATTTGGTCTGCTCGATCGACGGATAGGATGACAAGTTGCTCGAAGCCTCCAGTGAGGCTACCAACGATGACACCAGAGCCTACAGCAGGTATGATTAGGAGTTCCATATCATCCTCGGTCGTTGTTGCCCTGAGGCGTATATCAGGTATGGCTAAGCCATCGATGATCACGGTGCATGTACCATCCTCGACGCTCTCTACAACACCTTGGTAGAGACTGAGTGTCCTTCCTCCGAGCTTCTTGAGTCGCTCCTGGAGCTCTCGATATGCGTCCATCAGTAGTTATAGGATAGAGTTGAGCTGAGGGAAGGGGCGAGGAAGCACCCTGAGCGAGCCGAGTAGTTGTTCCCTTGGATGACACGTCGCACTCCTCTATGGGGCTCCGCCGAACACTCCCCGAGGTCTACGTCCAGGACTCCCTCTACTTGCTGAATGGCATCTACCAGCTTGGTCTTGTTAAAGACCCCGCCATAAGTGATCTCTCGCAGGTATGATCGGATAGCCAGCTCTACAGGGCGCTTGCCGTCTCTGATGCGCACCCCACTGGGGAGATAGACGAGGGGGTCGAGCTGTATGCTTGCCGTGATGGAGAGAATATCTGCAGGAAGTGATCGAACGGCAAGCACAACACCTGCAATCTTGATAGATGTCATATATGCCTTGAATGAGCGAAGCTCGTCCTCTGTGAGAGGCTCGGGGAGTCCATCCTTATCCTTACTGACAAGAACCTGTATACTCCCTCCGTGATCTTTGACCGCCACATAACGGACTAGCCTCTTACTCTCATCTATTATGGGATACTTCCACTGCAGGGTCTTCTCATCGAGCTCCAGCCTGTCGCCATGCTGATAGCTAAGCGCTTGCTGGTAATACCAAGGGATAGTAGCTACAACGGAGCTATTAATCTGCTTGATGACATCCGCCTTGAACTGATCAAAAATCCGCTCAAGGACGTAGTGCGCCGAGGCAACGATGAAGAAGAGGATGCTCTCGATGCTCACCACAGAGAAGCGGGAGGAGAAGGTGTCTCCTTCTTTGAATCCGTAGCGCTCCCGAAGCGTACCGTCTACCATAAAGGCATCGGTCATCTGCGTCTTGATCTCTTGTACTGTACGAGCCATATCTAGCGGAAGATTGTATTGAAGGATGGAGCGAAGATTTGCCAGTGAATCCCAGTGTTATCATTAAGCGTGGCAGGGGATACTCCCTCTGCGTGGCAATAGCGCTCCATCGGCTTATTGTAGGTCTGCTGGGTTGCCACGGTAGTCTGCGGTGGGGGCTCTGTCATGGATGCTCCTAGAGCTAGTGCCAGATCGACTCCAGCCTCCCAAGCTCCAGTGAGCTCAACCCCCACATCCCACCAGGTCTGCCCCTGCTTTATAGTCGTCTTACCCATAGGAATCTGCGCACGGTATACCAGCCTGCAAAGACGAGGAGAAGAATGATCACTATTCGGTAAATGCTTATCTCGGCTCGTTGCAACCAGGAGCGAGGCTTCTCCACCTCCACCACAACGGGATAGCTTACTGAGTCTCGGCGTTCGATATACGCCGTATCGTGACGTACCATCTCTCGCCAACGGGTATGCCATCGGTCTTGATAGACTGTGTCACCACGCCTCTCGATGTAGATGCTGTCATGTTGGTAGATGCTATCTCGCACCATCTTCAGACGATCCTTGTACTCCACCTTCAAACGCTCTACCTCTACGGTCTTCACTCGTACTCCACAGCCCACCAGGAGCAGGAGCCCAAGGGTAAGGAGGATGCTACTCAAGTATTTCATTTTAATCTGTGCTAGTTGCAATGGCGAGGGAGCGATTCAGTGCCTGGAGCACGACACGCTCTATCTCCTGAGTGTCCGCTCGATCCATCATCGTCACCTCGAATCGCTCGATGAGTTTCGCTATTGAGATATTAATTGTTGTTGGTCTAGATCCCCCAGTGGCAATCGCCTCGGCTGTCTTATTGCCCTTTCCTCCCTTTTTCCCCTTACCATCGCCAGAGAGATCTAGCTTATCCGAGGATGCCGACCCCTTTAGGGCAGGAGTCTCAATCTGAGTCTTCTTATCGAGCTTCTTCAGATCCTTGGCTTGCTCTGTCTGCAGATTGCGTTGCCAGTCACCCTTGACCCCCTCGATGACCTCTTTGGTCTGTAGGACAGCAGTCTTTGCGGAGTTCTTGCCCGCTAGATTCCCAACCCCATCCTTAAAGGTTGACCAAGCCTCGGAGAAGTCCCCCGACAGGAGTAGCTGGAGTGCCTTCCCGACCTTACCCAGCCCTTCAAGCATCTCATGGATGCGATTGACGACATAGTCCTTGATGATAGAGCCAAGCTCTTTGAAGGTATCCCAGGCGGTCATCAAGAAGGCACGGAAGGAGGCGAACTTATTCCAGAGGTAGATGATCCCAGCCGTCAGAGCGGCTACTGCAACAATCACGATCCCAATCGGATTTGCCGCGAGAGCTGTGTTAAGTAGCCACTGTCCAGCTGTCAACACCTTAGTCGCAATAGACATTATCCCCATTGCACCTGCACAAGCAGTAAGGGCTATCGTCTTGACATTAATAGCGATGGCTACAATGCCTATAATACTGCCAGCAAGAGCCAGCTCCATCCACCAGTTTTTTATGAAGTTGATAACGCCTGTGAGGATTGAGAAGAAGCCACTTACCGCCTTCGATATATAGGGAATAGCTTTACTGAAGAGGTCAAGGAAGCTCGACACGAAGGGGCGTATCTGCTCGAAGAGCTGAATAGCCATCTCCTGGAGGTTATCTATGAGCGTTGACCATCGCCCACCGATGGTTTGGGCAGTGGCATCCATAAGACCATGGAACTGCCCCCCCTCAGCCGTTGCATGCTCAATGGCTGAGGCTACCATGTCGGCGGAGATTGCTCCCTTGCTCATCGCCTCTTGGAGCTTCTCATAGGTCAGCTCGGGATGCATCTTCTGTAACTCCTTCAGCGGGTTGAACCCCGCATTAATGAACTGCATGAGATCTTGCCCCATTAGCTTGCCACTAGCAGACACCTGCCCCATAACGAGAGATAGTGACGATAGCTTCTCCCTACTTCCCCCCGAGATATCCCCGAGTTGTTTGAGGTAGGTCATCACCTTGTCTGTCGACACACCAAAAGAGAGCATCTGCTGAGCATTGCTAGTGAGATCTAGCTTTCCAAATGGACTCTCAGAAGCGAACTTGCCGATATCGCCAAGGATAGCCTTTGCCCTCTCTTCATTTCCAACCAGAGTCGTAAAAGCCGTGGCAGTCATCTCTGCCTCTGCTCCAATCTTCGAGATAGCTCCAATCCCTGAGGCTAGCATAGTGTAGGGATTGGTAAGGAACTTCATCCCGGGGATCGACATCAGAGCTTCGCCAAGAGAAGATGGGGAGAAAGCCTTCTTAATACTTGCTCCTACCGAGCTAGCTTTTTTTTGTATACCATCCAGTTGAGTGAGTACCTTTCTCGCCTCAACCATAAGATCACCCGAATCACTCTGTAGTTTGATTAGGAGTTTTAAGATGCTCTTCATCCCTTATTTCCCTTAGCTTCTAATTCTCTGATATCCTTCACGTAGCGCAGTTTCCACGCCCAGACCTCATCGGGGAGATCATCGGGAGCGATGCCGAGGTAGTACTCGAGGAGTGTCGAGAGGAAGAGGAAGCCCTCCATCCCCACGACATCTACCTCGGCATCGCTCAGAGCTTTTTTACCTCCGCTTCCTTGACTTGACTGATCTCGTCGATCTTTTGAACGACAGCGAGGAACAGCTCATCGTCTGTTCGAAGCTCTTCATCTCCTTCCAGCCAAATTTGGTTGAGCATCACCTCGCTCATGCGGATGGGATCCTTCTGCGTTGAGACGTAGCTGAGATCCTTACGGTTAGGCTTACGCACGAGGCAACTCTTATCCTCGACGGTGATCTCATAGACATGCTTGTGCTTGTCCTTGTACTGCTGGATTTGTTCTGCTGTAAATACCATTCTAATCTTATTCTAATGCTGTTAGACTGACTTCTTCGACAGGAAGACGAAGGGCAGAGACTTCTCTTGGAACTTGTCCCCCTGCTTCCACTCCGTGCTGTCCTCGGTGAACTCGCACCCAGAGAGTGCGTCGGTGACCATCACATCCCCCTTGCTTGGGTTGCCGTAAGCAACAACCATAGAGAGCGACCCTGATAGGATACTCCCCCCCATAGCAAGGCGGAGCGTTTCGTATTCACTCTGTGTCAGGGTTAGCTCCCCTTCGTAGGCGATATTGCCTGACTGGATACAGTGAGCTTTATTCCCCTTGGCATAGAGTGCCTCCTTCTCCTGCTTCTCGGAGTACTTTACCCCACGGAAGCCCTTGATGTCACGACCAGCGACAACAAGGGAGATGTCCGACCATTCAAATTCTCTCGTATTGACCATAGCGCTTACTTCTTATCTGTTTCGGATGCTGTCACAAGGAATCCGAGTGCAACATCGATGTAGCGAGCATAGCCATGAGGGCGCACCTTCAGGGTGAGCTCAATCTTACTCGTTGCTACGACATTCTGCTTGGGATCGATGACACAGCGACAGCCTTCACCGTCTTCACTCGACAGCTCACCCGAGGCTGTCATGCTTCGGTTGATGGCATCTTCCACCTTCTGCTCCCAAGCCTTAATGATAGGAGCCTGTAGCGTGCCATCTTCGTTGAGCTCCAGCTCATCGAGCATGAGGTCAAGGAGACTATCATAGCACAGACGGTATGCCTTATCGATCACTCGACGATTGGCGATCTGTGCATAGTCATCGGTAGGCGATGTCGCTAGATTGTCGTCTGCGACGAAGTAGCCCGTGCGACCGACATATCGGCGAAAGGTGATGTACCTCTTCTCGTAGAGTTCGATGATCTCACTCTGCACTTCCTCGATTGGCTTACCATTGAGGTAGAAGGTCTCAGGCTTGAGCGCCCCATCACGCACTCGCCCAGCATTACGCTGAACGGGGATTGATGCGATACGCCCAGCAAGGATACCTAGGCTAGCACCCTTATCCTCCTGCTTGGTGCTTCCCACAAGCACACCTACTCGATTGTAGTTCTGCTTGGAGAGGTCTCTGAGGTTCTTGCCCGTGTAGCCACGACCGTCGATGACGATGAAGAGGGGGGCATACAGCTCTGAGGTTGCCCAATCAGCGAGCACCTGAGCCTCAGGGAGAGCGGTATAGACATCTGGGGATAAGCCTTCGGTTGCCTCCTCGCTATCCCCCGCACTGCTCGAGAGGAAGATCGCTCGGAGAGCCCCACTATGTCGCTCGATGAGCTTACGTACTGTCCCCCCCTCTTTGGCAAGGAGCTCGGTCATCGTCTTTGCGGGATCAACCCCACAAACGACGACCTCCGTACCCTCCTCCGCCTGGCGGTAGAAGTCTCGCACGAAATGCACAAGGGCTGGATTGTTCTCCTCGGTAACACCGAGGGCGGTCAGCTCCGAGAGCTTACGAAGCTTATAGCTGATCCCCAGCTCAAAGGTTGAGGCGACAGCTGTCGCTCCAGCGACGATGGCGACCAGCCCATCAGGGCTAGTCCCCACCGTGCCAAGCTGACCAGAGAGATAATTGATTTTGATTCGTGGTAACATATCCTCTTGTCTAGGTTAGATCTACTCTGCGCCCTCTACCAGGAGCATAACCCCCGCCTTATCGGCACGACGACCTCCGCCCCCGACTCGCTGGTCGAACGAGAGGACAGGTCCGTAGTAGGTGGGATCATCTGGATTGTAGTGGAGGTTAAGTTCCCCGAGAGCACGAGACACACACGACTTCTGCCAGGCAATACCAGCGCTTACCTCCGTCGCCTCATGTGCGTCCCCCTCAAAGAGGATGGTCTCAGCATCGCCCTTGAGGCGCAGTACCTTAGCTCGCTTCATGAAGTGGAAGCCATAGAGCTGACCGAGGATGCCTTTCTGTGCATCAGCCGAACCGAGGAAGGCATGCTTATCAGCCACATTCAGGCTACCGAGGAACTTGTTGTACATCATGGGGTCAAGAAGGAGATAACGCTCCTCTTCTGGAAGCCCCTGGAGGTCAAACTGCGTCTGGAGCTCAAGGATGTCCTCCGAGGTGATGATCTTACGCTTGCCCGTTGCACCAGAATAGGTGTGAGCCTGCATCAGACTCCCGCTAGTGCGGATTACCTTCGAATTGCCCTTAGCCCACTGCTCGAGGATATGCTGGTGCGAGACTCGCATCAGCTCGGACTTGTCATTGTAGATGATTGAGTCCCTCTTGCTGTAGGACAGCTCAACATCCTTGGCGTTGTGCAGGCGGATAGGATCGCTTGAGAAGATATCAAGATCATAGGAGACAGCCTTGTCTTCTCTCGTCTTGACTTGGGCTGGGAAGATCGAACGGTTCTTCTCGACCTTACTAGGTGCCCCCGCATTGGGGACGATCACTCTGTGGTAATTGACAAACGCAGAGTCGTCGATAGACTTTGACGCAAACGAGTTGTCCGGGAAGAAGTTCTCTTGGATATGCTTCAGCCAGACTTTTTGATTCAATTCATCCATTGGATACTCTTTTTTATAGGGTTATTTAGTTCCGATAGTCTACGCCGAACGTCTCCTTATAGAGACTGACGAAGCCTTCGTAGTCGAGCCTCTTGTACTCAGCAAGAAGATCCGCCTTGTCTAGCTCATCCCACGTCTTGCCCTGGAACTTGTTAGTCCCCGAGCTGGTGGGCTGTGTGAACTCCTTGGCTGAGCGGTACTGCTTCGCTCCAGCGTTCGCCTTGGGGAGGCTAGCCAGCAGAGCTTCGGCGTTCGCTCGGTCGCTCTTGAGCAGGTTCAGGTAGGTAGGCTTCTGCTCCTGAGTGATACGCCCGTCTGCGACAGCCGTATTAAGGAGCGCCTCCAGCTCCTTAGCTTCCAGCTCAGCTACTCGCTCCTGGAGATTGGTGATCGCCTTGTCCTTCTCCTCCAGCTTCAGCGCCTGATTCTGCAGACGAGCGACGATGTCTGCCTCTGTCGCATTAGCAAAGCTGGGGATGCGTTTGATTTCATCTAGTAATGCCATTGTACTGGGTTTTTGTGCCTCGGTCTTGAGGCGGTTGTTAAAGACTTGATAGATATCGTCGGTACTGCTTGACTCATCCAAGGAGGGGGGATCGGGTAGATCATGGATGCCATCGATCATCCCCAGCGCTAATGCCTCCTTGGCGGTCAGCCAGTGATCCTTCCCGTCGGCGAAATAGCGACTATGCACCTCCTCCTTGGTAAGGTTGGCTCGCTGAGCAACCATCTCAGCAAGACTCCCCTCAAGGTCCTCGATGAGATCCGCCGTCTCTCGGAGCTCTTTCGCCGAGCCGTAAGCGCCACCACTGACCTTATGGAGCATCAGTCGTGCGTACTGCGACATGTAGAGAGGCTTACCACAGAGGGCTATCACCCCTGCGATACTCGCTGCTATGCCATCTACATAGATCTTGATATTCGCCTTACTCTGACGCAAGGCGTTGAAGATGGCAATGCCCGTAAAGACATCCCCACCCGTCGAGTTGATACGTACATCAATGGAGTTATACTCCCCCTCGAGGGCGAGGAGCTCGGTTACAACTCGCTCACTATCGATGTCGCCCCATGGACCGACATCCCCGTAGAGCAGGATGGTTGCACCGCCGTCTGATTTGGGCAGAAAGTTGAAGAATTTGCTAGGTCTATTCATACAGTTCTCGCTCGATTTCTTGTGCAAAAGTATGGGGTGATTCCATCGCCTGCAAACCCAATATTTATTATGATAACACTTTGATATTATGATGATTGCGAAGAATAATCATCATAAATATCCAATTTGAAACACCCACTAGAATGCCTCAATTTTGCACCGAATCAAGCACGTAAAACAAGATTGATATGAACAACCCAAGAAACATCAAGTACATCGCTGTACACTGCACTGCTGGGAGTCAAAGGACGACGATCCCCGCCCTGCTTGCCGTGTTCAATTCCCGAGGCTTCAAAAACCCAGGCTACCACTATGTTATCTCGGCAGATGGTGTCATCCATGAGCTCCTCTCTGAGGACCAGGTATCTAATGGGGTCAAGGGGTTTAACTCTGTGAGCATCAACGTCGCCTACATCGGTGGGGTCATCTCCCAGGAGGGAGCCCTTAAGAGCGTAGACAACCGCACGCCCGAGCAGAAGGCGAGCCTCAGGAAGCTCCTCGGCGAACTCAAGAAGAGATACCCTCAGGCAGTCATCCAGGGGCATCGTGACTTTTCTCCCGACACCAACGGTAACGGTGTCGTCGACCCGTGGGAGCGCATCAAAGACTGCCCTTGCTTTGATGCTAAGGTCGAATACGCCGACATCAAGTAATCATGGCAAACCAAGACGTCATCCACACCATTGCCACCCGCCTTGTCGTGCCCCCTCCCATCTTTGTGTCTCCTCGAGCACACGCCGTTGGGGCAGACGCAACTGAGGCTAGTCGGCATGAGTTTGATCGACTCAGCGAGGAAGAGCAAGCGGATGTAGTGCGCTACAATTCGCTGGGAGTACCGATGGTGCTCCCGCTCTCCCTGCGCTTGCCACTGGCTGGTGAGACGGATTGGCTACTCCCCTATGAGCCCATGATCACGATCACAGGGAAGCACATCATCACGAAGAGGCAAGTTGCCAAGAGCAAGGCGAGAGGATCCGTCAAGGAGCGCTGGACACTGGACGATTACTCGGTCAAGGTCGAGGGAATCCTAATGAGTAAAGCAGACAGCTACCCTGAGGATGACGTACGTCGATTACGCAAGTTTTGCGAGGCGGGAGAGGTTATCGCAACCTCCCCCCTCTTAGAGCTCTTTGGCATCTCGAGGCTTGTCATTGAAAGCTGGGAGATCCCACACACCGCTGGGGTACGCAACCAAAACTACTCCCTCTCTTGCCTCTCTGACGACACCTACAAACTCCTACTCAAGTAGCAAGTAGCATGTACACGATGATTTACTCTGTCAAGGTTGGGGAGCACACCCTGGGGATGCTGGATAAGGTGGATATCCATCGGTCGGTAGAGCTTCTGGCGGACACAGCTACCATAACGCTTCCTGCAAGCGAGTACAACAAGAGACTCTCCATCGAGCAAGAGCTGAAGCGAGGTGATAAGGTGAGCATCGCCCTTGGCTACGAAGAGACAGGGCTTGTAGATGAGTTCGTGGGATACCTCCAGCGCATCTCAACGGACAAGGGCTCAATCACCCTGTACTGCGAGGACGACCTATATGCCTTCCGCAAGCCCGTCGCCAATGAAGTCCTCAAGAAGATCAGCCTTCGAAAGCTCCTCGAAAAGCTTTGCAAGACCATTGGAGCAGACTATAAAGTGGTCTGTAGCTATGAGTGGACGTACGATAAGTTCACCTTCCATAACGCAACAGCCTTTGATGTGCTGAAGAAGGTGCAAGAGGAAAGCGGTGCAGACATCTACCTTGACGGGACGACCCTCCACGTGCACCCCCCTGGGGAAGTCATCGGCAAAGAGAGGCTGTATGATTTTGCGGTCAACATCGAAAAAGCCGACCTCAGCTACAAGCGAGCCGAGGACAAGAAGATACAGGTGGTCGTGAAGGCGCTACTACCCGACGGCAAGGTACGTCAGGTGGAAGTCGGCACGACGGGAGGTGACAAGGTTGAGGTGAAATGCCCGACAAGCGACGAAGCCTCGATGCGTCGTCGAGGGGAGTCCGAACTCCTGCGTCGTACCTATGATGGCTATGACGGTACGATCACGGGATGGCTCATCCCCGAATGCAAGCCCAGTGACACGGTGACACTGCACGACGAGGATTACCCCGAGCAGGACGGCTCGTACTTTGTCCGATCGGTAAAGACCTCCTTCAGCTCACAAGGGGGCAAGCGAGAGATCACCCTTGGATTCCGCCTCAGCTAGCAGATATATGATTGGTATACTTATAGACTCCGACTACCAGCCTCTCATCTCCTCGGGAGAGCTCCAATTGGGGGAGACTACCCCACAGAATCAGGCAATCATCATCCAATGTCATAAGGGAGAGCTCAAGGAGAACCCTGCGCTAGGCGTAGGCATTTCGGATATGCTCCTGGACAACGACCCGCTCTACTGGCGTGTGCGCATCAGGGAGGCTCTAGAGTTAGATGGCGAGGTGGTAGAGAGCATCAAGATCACCTCCTCAGAGGTGCAAATCAACGCACACTATTAGATGACAAAACGAGATAAACTAACAGTACAGCTATGGGTAGCAACGGCGCTTGTTATCTGTGGTGTCCTCCTCCTCTTTGCTGGCTTCATGGTTAAGCCTCTCGGGGAGATTCACAACTCCATTCTAGTCGCCTTTGGTGAGATGTCCACCTTCTCGGGCGCTCTCTTTGGCGTAGACTACAACTACCGTTACAAGCAAATCAGAGACAGAAAGGATGGCGAAGAAGACGGACAGCAAGATTGATAAGCGGAGTATCGCCCGCACACTCTACCTCGACGGCAACTACACTCAGGAGGAGATTGCCGTAAAGGTGGGGGTCTCTCGGCAGACCATCATCCGCTGGGCGAAGGAGGACAGCTGGGCGGAGCTTAAAGCGTCACTCTCGGTAACGCCCACTCAGCTCATCGCTCAGTGGCAACAACAGATAGCCGAGATTAACCGCACCATCACCAGTCGTGAGGAGGGGGCACGCTACGCCACCCCCGCCGAAGCCGATGCAATGCTCAAGCTCGCCACCTCCATCAAGAAGATACAAGATGATCTCGGCATCAGCGAAGTCATCAGCGTCTGCATGCGCTTCCTCGCTTGGCTTCGTCCCCTCGATGTGGAGCAAGCCAAAGCCTTCAACAGCCTCATGGATGTCTTCATCAAAGATCAAGCAAGCTCTAAGCGATGACACAGCAAGAAAAGCAAGCCCTTAAGCAGTGGGAAGAGTTCCACAAGTCCTTTGCACGGGATGCCCTCATTGATCACAATCTCACGGCTGGTCAGATTGACAAGCTACGCAAAGAGCTTGAAGCTGACCCTGTGCAGTGGTGCAAGTACCTCTTCCCGGGCTACGCCAAGTATGAGTTCGCCCCCTTCCAGATCAAGGCGATTAAGCGCATCATTGAGAACGATGAATGGTATGAGGTACTCTCCTGGTCGAGAGAGCTCGCTAAGTCAACCATCGTAATGATGGTGCTGATGTATCTAGCCCTCACGGGTCGTAAGAGGTTCTTTGTCATTACCAGCGCTACCGTGGATAGTGCCATCCGACTACTCACTCCATACAAGGTCAACTTTGAGACGAACCCTCGCCTTAAGCAACTCTATGGCAACCAGGTGAACCTTGGTCAGTGGACTGAGCGAGATTTCACGATTCGCTCTGGTGCAAAATTCTTGGCTTTGGGTGCTGGGTCTGCTCCTCGAGGTAGCCGTAATGAGGCAATACGCCCCGACGTGCTCGTCGCTGACGACTACGACACCGACGAGGACTGCCGTAACCCCGAGACGCTCAAGAAGAAGTGGGACTGGTTTAATGAGGCTCTTTATCCGACACGTTCCATCAGTGAACCAACCCTGATCATCTGGTGCGGGAACATCATCGCAAAGGACTGCTGTGTCAAGCGTGCAGGGGAAAAAGCCAAGCACTGGGACATCATCAACATACGAGACAAGCAAGGGCGGTCGACGTGGCCAGCCAAAAACAGCGAGGAGA